AGGTCAAGGAAAGCATCATCAATGCCTATGAAATCAAAACCGGACAGTCCCGTGCAAAACTCTCCCATCTTATGGACGCCGAAACCTGGCTCAATGCCAACAAAGCGATTGAGCTGGGTTTTGCTGACGGCATTCTGGAGGATGAGAAAAAGCGAATTCAACCGGACGATGTCACTTACGCTTTCAGCCGGAGAGCGGTAACGAACTCGCTGCTGAGCAAGGTCAAACCCAAGATACCCAAACAGAACAAAGGCACACCCATTGAGTCGCTTGAGAAGCGGCTCTCTTTAATTTCTCACTAAATTTTATGGAGGTAATATCAATGAACAAAATTCTTGAACTGCGCGAAAAGCGCGCCAAGGCATGGGAAGCCGCAAAGGCTTTCCTCGATACCAAGCGCGGTACTGACGGTTTGGTTTCCGCCGAAGACACCGCAACCTACGAGAAAATGGAAGCCGACGTAGTCGCTCTCGGAAAGGAAATCGACCGTCTGGAAAAGCAGGAAGCTCTTGACCGTGAGCTTTCAAAGCCGCTGAACACACCCCTCACGGGCAAGCCTGCCGTTCCCGGTATGGAAACCAAAACAGGCAGAGCATCTGATGAGTACAGAAAAGCATTCTGGAATGCAATGCGTACCCGCGCCGGTGAGGGCCTTGATCCTATCGTGAAAAATGCTCTGCAGATCGGCACCGATTCTGAAGGCGGATACCTTGTCCCTGACGAGTTCGAACGCACACTTGTAGAGGCTCTTGATGAAGAGAACATTTTCCGTAGACTGGCAAAGGTCATTACCACTTCCTCCGGGGATCGTAAGATTCCGGTCGTAGCTTCAAAGGGTACAGCCTCCTGGATCGATGAGGAAGGCACTATCCTCGATAGTGACGACAGTTTCGGTCAGGTTTCCATCGGCGCTTACAAGCTTGGAACAATGATCAAAGTTTCCGAGGAACTGCTGAACGACAGTGTATTTCCTCTTGAATCCTATATTTCGAGGGAGTTCGCAAGGCGTATCGGCAGCAAGGAAGAAGAAGCCTTTTTCACAGGTGACGGCTCCGGTAAACCGACCGGCATCCTCGCAGCAACCGGCGGTGCTCAAGTCGGTGTGACCACAGCGGGCGCTGCGGCTATCACTATTGAAGAGGTGCTTGACCTGTTCTATTCGCTGAAAGCACCTTATAGAAACAAAGCTGTGTTCGTAATGAACGATGCCACCGTAAAGGCAATCCGCAAGCTGAAAGACGGCATCGGTCAGTATCTCTGGCAGCCCTCTCTGCAGGCCGGCACTCCTGACACCATTTTGAACCGTCCGCTGTATACCTCGGCATATGTACCCGCAATTGCCTCAGGCGCAAAGAGCATCGTGTTCGGCGATTTCAGTTATTACTGGGTAGCCGACCGCCAGGGACGTGTGTTTAAGAGACTCAATGAGCTCTATGCTGCAACCGGTCAGGTAGGCTTTGTTGCCACCCAGCGTGTTGACGGCAAACTCATTCTGCCGGAGGCTATCAAGGTACTCCAGCAGAAGGCTTAACGGAGGTGCGGTATGAGTTATAACACGAAAAACTACACCGAACAGGGCGGCGAAAAAACCGTCATCGGCGGAACGCTTGAAATCAAGGAGGGAGCCTCGGTAACGGGGCTTCCTTCCTCCTTCACTCCCGCTGAAAACCAATCAAACTCAACCGCTACGACCATTGCCGGACTCGTTGCTGATTTCAATGCGCTGCTATCAAAACTTAAAGCCACCGGTCTGATGGAGGCAGATAGTTAGAAACAAGGAAAGGACGGTGGCGGTATGACACTGCTTGAAAAAGTAAAGGCAAATCTTATTCTTGAGCATACGGCGGACGATGAACTCCTGCAGATGTACATCACCGCCGCCGTATCCTATGCCGAGAGCTATCAGCACCTTCCGGAAAAATTCTACAAAGACCATCCTATGCCGCCTACCACAGAGCAGGCCGTCATTATGCTGTCGTCCCATTTTTATGAGAGCCGGGACGGCAGCACCGGCGGCTTTTTTGCCGACAATGTTCAGGCCGGACAGCAGGTATGGAATACGGTCAACCTTCTTCTTAAACTTGACCGGGATTGGAAGGTGTGAGCATGAGTTTTGGAAAAATGAACACCTTCATCGATATTATCTCAACCGTACCCACGAAGGATGCTGACGGTTTTGTTATTCACGGCGATACTGTTCTTGCGTCAGTCAGGGCGTATTTTGAGCAGAAAAACTCTACGGAAAAGTGGCGTAACATGGCGCAGTCAGATGAAGTGAATGCCTTGTTCCGTCTCCGCACGATTCCCGGACTTGCTCTTCACAACCGCCATGTTATCGTCTGCGAGGGCAAACGCTACAACATATACTCGGTTGAAAATGTAAAGGGCCGAGGAATGTATCTTGAAGTATTGGCGGTGAGCGCTGATGGCTAAGGTCGATTTCAAGATGCCGGAGGAATTCCTGCTCAAAGTGTCAAGGTTGGCTGAAAAGACCGATGAGATCATACCGAAGGTTCTTGAAGCCGGTGCCGAAGTCGTATACGACAAGGTAAAAAGCAATCTTTCTTCTGTGGTCGGTAAAAACACAAAGGTTAAAAGCCGCTCCACCGGAGAACTTGAATCTGCGCTTGGTGTATCTCCGGCGAAGCAGGACAGAGATGGTAATTTCAACGTGAAAATAGGCTTTGCAGAGCCGCGCTCTGACGGCGGCAGCAATGCCAAACTTGCCAACATCCTCGAATACGGAAGGCACGGTCAGCCTCCGAAGCCTTTTCTGAAACCTGCCAAAAGCAGATCAAAAGGTGCTTGCATTGAGGCTATGACCAATAAGCTGGAAAGTGAGATTGAGAAGCTATGAGCATATTATCTGAACTGAACACACTGTTTGAAACCGCAAATATCCCTGTCGAAACAGGCGTCTTCAGCGGAGTGCCTCCTGATGAATACATGGTGCTGACCCCGCTTACTGACACCTTTGCCGTTTACGGAGACAATAAACCTCTTGCGGATATAAACGAAGTCAGGATCTCGCTGTTCAGTAAAAACAACTATTTACAAAGAAAGAATCAGCTTGTGAGGATGCTCCTCCAGGCTGATTTTGTTATTACCGACCGCCGGTATGTGGGCCACGAGGACGATACCGGCTTCCACCACTACGCCATCGACGTGGCGAAAATTTATGAACTGGAGGAATAACAAATGGCTACAATTGGGCTGGATAAGCTCTATTACGCAAAAATCACAGAGTCTGCAGACGGTACCGAAACTTACGGTACTCCCATCCCTCTTGCAAAAGCAATGAAAGCGGATCTGTCCGTCGAGCTTGCTGAAGCGACGCTTTATGCTGACGACGGACCCGCTGAAGTTGTAAAGGAATTCAAGAGCGGTAAACTCTCCCTCGGAATTGATGATATTGGTGTGACGGCCGCAGAGGACTTGACCGGCGCAAAACTTGACGACAATAACGTCGTAGTGTCCGGCAGCGAGGACGGTGGCACCCCCGTCGCGGTGGGTTTCCGGGCAAAAAAGGCAAACGGAAAATACCGCTATTTCTGGCTATACAGGGTAAAATTCGGTATCCCGGCGACCAATCTCGCCACCAAGGGCGACAGCATCACCTTCTCCACCCCGACCATCGAGGGCACGGTGTTCCGCCGCAACAAACTGGACGGGAACGGCAAACATCCTTGGAAGGCCGAGGTTAACGAGGATGATACGAGCGTTCCGACTTCCGTTATCACCGGCTGGTACACGCAGGTCTACGAGCCTGTGTTCACATCGCAGACTGGAGGTGAAGCCTAATGACTGACGAAAGAAGTGCAAAAATTACTATCGGCGGCGCGGAGTATGAGATGCTCCTCACCACAAAAGCGACGAAAGAAATCGCCGGGCGCTACGGCGGGCTTTCCAACCTCGGTGAAAAGCTGCTTAAAGCTGAGAATTTCGAGATGGCACTCGATGAAATCGTATGGCTTATTACACTCCTCGCCAATCAGTCTGTGCTGGTACACAATCTGCAAAATCCCGCCAAAAAGCGTGAGTTGCTCACGGAGGAAGCAGTTGAGCTGCTCACTTCTCCCTTTGAGCTTTCGGATTACAAAAATGCCATCATGGACGCGATGTATAAAGGCACGAAGCGCCATGTGGAAAGCGAGGACGACAGCGTCACCGGAGGTGCCGCGTCAAAAAACGCACCGGTCGGGTAAGCGATGAAGAATTGTTTGCCCGGCTGATTTTTTATGGAACAACCCTGCTCGGCCGAGCGGAGTCCGAAGTATGGCTGATGCCGATCGGACATCTGCTCGACCAGTGGGAGGTATACAAGCAGTTTAACGGTTTGTCAAAGCCGAAACGCGAGTATTACATCGACGAAATCATACCAAATGGCATTTAAGGAGGTGGTGAGATATGGCTGACAATTTCGGCTTGAAGATCGGAGTCGAAGGTGAAAAGGAGTTTAAAAAAGCGCTTTCTGACATCAACCAGACTTTCAAAGTTCTCGGTTCAGAGATGAAACTCGCCACCTCCCAGTTTGACTCCAACGAAAAAAGCGTGGAGTCCCTCACCGCCAAAAACGAGGTTCTGACCAAGCAGATCGATGCCCAGAAAGATAAAATTGAAACGCTTCGCAAGGCGCTGGAAAATGCCTCCGATTCTTTCGGCGAAAATGACCGCCGCACACAGCAATGGGTCGTCCAACTGAATAATGCACAGGCCGAACTCAACGGTATGGAGCGTGAATTGAAGGATAACGAAAAGGCTCTGGACAATGTGGCCGACAATTTTGACACTGCCGAGAAGCAAGCCGACCAATTCGGAAACGAGCTTGAAAAAACGGGCAAGGAAGCCGATTCCTCCGGCAGCAAGTTTGAAAAGCTCGGTTCGGTTGTCAAAGGTATCGGTGCTGCAATGGGTGCGGCTTTTGTTGCTGTTGGTGCAGCTGCTATAAGCGCAGGCAAAGCTCTGGTTGATATGACCGTGGAAGCCGCCGCTTACGCGGATGAAATGCTGACCCAGTCTACTGTCACAGGTATGTCGGTTGAGAGTTTGCAGGCATACAGTTATGCTGCAGACCTCGTGGATGTTTCACTCGACACACTGACCGGTTCTATGGCCAAGAACGTCAAGTCGATGGCAAGCGCGGCAGATGGCTCCGCAAAATATGCTGACGCATACGCGCGACTTGGCGTGTCAGTTACAGATGCCAATGGCAATCTCCGCGACAGCGAGACTGTATACTGGGAAACTATCGATGCGCTTGGAAACATCTCGAATGAAACAGAACGTGATGCACTCGCCATGCAGCTCTTCGGCAAGAGTGCGCAGGACTTGAATCCTCTTATCGCCCAAGGCAGTGAAGGGATTGCCACGCTGACCGATGAAGCGAAACGTATGGGCGCTGTTCTCAGTGAGGAGAGCATCGAAAAACTCGGTGCCTTTGATGATTCTGTTCAGCGGCTAAAGCAAGGCTCAGAAGCCGCCAAGCGTGTGATGGGTACTGTGCTTTTGCCGCAGCTTCAAACGCTTGCGGACGAGGGAACCACACTTCTCGGCGATTTCACCTCCGGC